CTTCAATGTTATATCCGTTTGGGTAGCGTGTACCCATTACTTTAATCCAAAAGCGTTCTATATAATTTAAGGTCGCTCTGTTATTAATTTCTGAGCATATTGGAAAATAGTTAAAATTATCTTTACCATATTTTTTATAGGCTTCTGTAACTATTAAACCATGCCCTACTTTGTTGCGAGACACAGTAGATTGACCAACATATTGTTTGCCATTTAAGTTATTAGTTACAAGGTAAATATGTGCATCCATCATAATATGACCCAACGCTGTCCGCTAGCGATAGTAACTGATTGTCCACTTGCTACTGTTATAGGACCAACACTCATAGCATTGTTTCCTGATGCAATAGAGTAGCTTGTAGATACAGTTGCAGAATTTACAATTAAACCATTGGAAGCCACAACCTGACTAGCAGATAAATCACCTGTACTTGGCTTATACAAATACTTTGCGTTACTTGTGTAAATCGTTGTTGGTGTGCCACTAGTTGCTGCAGCGAATATAGGATAAAGATTACTTGCTGTGGTAGTGTCGTTGCTTAGTGCAGCACCAGAGACTACAGTTGCCCATGCACCGTCTCCTCTTAAGTAAGTAGAGACAGAAGGAGTACCAGTAGCACTGATTCCACCGACAGGCAAACCAGTAGCATTTGTTAATGTTACAGAAGCTGGAGTGCCTAATACTGGTGTAACTAAAGTAGGCGAAGTAGATAAAACACTATTACCAGAACCAGTAGAAGTTGTAACACCTGTACCACCATTGGCTACTGCTAAAGTACCTGCTAAGGTAACTGCACCTGTAGTTGCTGTTGAAGGAGTTAACCCTGTAGTACCAGCAGAGAAAGAAGTAACACCACCTGCAGTGCCGTTAGAAGCAAGAGTAATTCGACCCTGTGCATCAACAGTTAAGTTAGTATTAGTATATGAACCAGCAGTAACAGCAGTATTTGCTAAAGATAGTGCAGGAGTTGTTCCTCCACTTGATACAATAGGAGCAGTTCCTGTTACAGAAGTAACAGCAGTTCCCCAAGATGTAGCAGTGCCGTTGGTAGTTAAGAACTTACCAGAGTTACCTGTTTGACTTGGAGTATACGATGCTGCAGTAGTTGCTGAGTTAGCAGCGTTAGTTGCCGAAGTAGCAGCATTACTTGCACTAGTGGATGCAGAAGAAGCTGATGTAGCAGCATTAGAAGCTTGTGTTGATGCAGTAGTAGCAGAACCACTAGCTGCAGTAGCAGACGCAGCAGTAGCCGTTGCAGAACTAGCAGCGTTAGTTGCTGAAGTTGAAGCGTTGCTTGCTTGAGTAGTAGCTATTCCTGCTTGAGTGGTTGCTGTTGTTGCTGACCCTGAAGCACTCGTTGCGCTGGTTGATGCATTGCTTGCAGAAGTGCTGGCACTAGTGGCTGAAGAAGCTGCTCCAGTAGCTGATCCTGAAGCGGATGTAGCTGAGCTTGCTGCGTTTGTAGCAGATGTGGAAGCAGCCGATGCACTACTTGCAGCATTCGTTGCTTGAGTGCTTGCTGTAGTGGCTGAACTGGCTGCAGCAGTTGCTGAAGTACTTGCTGCAGATGCGGAAGTCGATGCATTACTTGCCTGTGTAGTTGCTGTACTTGCTGAAGTACTAGCTGAAGATGCAGAAGAAGCTGCAGAAGTTGCAGAAGAAGATGCTGCAGTGGCTTGAGTTGTAGCTGTTGAGGCAGAATTACTAGCTGAAGTAGCTGAAGTAGCTGCGTTAGTAGCTGAAGTACTTGCGGAAGTTGCTGAAGTAGAAGCTGCTGTTGCAGATGTAGCAGCGTTAGTTGCAGACGTAGAAGCAGATGTTGCAGAAGTGTCTGCAGCAGTTGCACTTGCTTGAGCTTGAATTGCTAATTGACGAACAAGTAAAGCTTCGCTAGACGAATCTGCTACCGCATCACCTGCTCCACCAGCACCACGATAGATAGCCATTTAAACTTCCTCGGATTGTGCTACAGTTTTCTTAGGTTTTGCTGCAAGTTTAACTTCTTCCTGAACTTCTTCATATTCAGGATGTTGACGCATTGTACGGATGTCCCATTCGAGATCAAATTCTGTAACATTGCCAGTTTGAATGCATTTGAATAATGCCATTTAGTATCTCCTACAGTTTATTTAAACAGTCTAAGCAGACTACTTAAGTAAACTGCCCCACATTGCTGCAGGGCAGAGTCAATCAAATTACTACTTAAGCTGGAACAGCTAGTGCAACAGCAGAACCGTCACGCAACTCTTTAGTACCAAAGAGTGTATCAGCAGTAAACAATGTACCGAGGTACTCTTGCTTGTACTGAGTTTGTGAACGAACAGCCATTTGCTCAGCTAATACTGCGAAGTCACGATGACCTAGCAAGCAAATACGAGCAGCACCAGAACCAGAAGTTGTATCAGCGTTGCTGGATACGAATACTGGAACACCGTATACGTTACCAATTTCACCGTTACGAATTGTGTTCTGACCACCAGCTTCACCAACGAATGCTTGCTCAGTAAAACGAGCAATGCCCATCAATGTGTTACGTGTTGAAGGTGGAACGATCAAGAAACGACCATCCATTGGAACATCGTTGTCATCCAAACGCTGGATTGAACGACGGATTGCTGCGTCTGTCAAAGCTGCTTCGTTGTTTGTACTATTAGAATATGCAGTTGTACCGTTTGAACCAAGGAAAGCACCGCTATAAGCAGCAGTACCACCGCCACCTTGAACACCACGACCCAATTGAACCAATGTGCTATCAACTTGACGAGCAAGAGCGTAGCCAGCGTCATCAGTGTAGAACTGACGCATAGAAGCCAAAGCCTGAGCTTCAACGATGTCTTCGATCAAGATTGAATATTCCCAATGCTGATCAATAACTACGTTAACTTCAGTAGCTGTATCGGTGTTTAATGTTACTTGAGTAGAAGCAGCTTTTGCGTTAGCAGAGCCACGACCTGGTTTTGGAATATGTAGTGTGTCGCCTTTCTTACCTTTGAAAGCAATCTTCTTGATAAGGTTAGCTAAAACTAGATTCTTTTTGTATGTTGCAACTACTTCGTCTGACCAAATCTCTGGGATAAACTTATCCGCAGTAGTGATGGTCTGGTGGTTTGTACCTAAAGCCATTTTAAATCTCCTAAAATTGTTATGTTATTTTACACGACCCTCATTATAAGCTTGCATGATGTCATCTTGCATTGCATTATAACGCTCTGGGTCTTGCATTCTTAAACGGATTAAATCGACACGACGATAAACAGGTTTGGACATTTCTCCTGAGCCACCTTGTTGGACTCCAGCAGCTTTGAGCGTCTTTGTTCTTGCTTCAACTTCAACCTTCTGCAGTGTTTCATCAGCCTTTTTAGACTTCTGTTCTTGAACACCCTTTATGGACTTGTAAGTCCCTAAGAGTTCCATTGCTGCGTCTACGTCGTAGTTGTTAGCCTGAGCAAATAATTGCATACGAATCTTAGAATTCTGTACCCATTGGGCAAAATCTTCAGATTGAGCAATACTCATGAAATCAGGATGGGATTTCTCAATAGTTCCTAGTGCAGTTTGCTTTGCTTGTTGAGCTTGCTGTTCTTGTAACTGTTTGAGAATTGGGTTATTCTCCATTGCCTGATTCACTGCTTTTGCAGGATCTTCAAACCAATCAATCTCTTGTTGTTTACTAGGCTGTAAGTCGGTCTTTGTACTATTGAGTTGTTGCTTGATGTATTCATCCAGTAACTTACGACTTTCTCCAACTTCTTGAGCCTGACGACCAATAAGCTTTTCAGCTTCTTGATGCATCTTCACGATTTGGTCTAAGGATTTACCCTTGTACTTTTCGGGAACATCTGGTTCAGTAGCTAACTCATTTGAAGTTTCTACTTGTTCAGTAGGTTCAGGTTGTGTAGCAGTTTGAAGACTATCAAAATTACCTTGTTCTTCTTGCAATTCAATTATTTCAGCCATGTATTACTCCTGTCGCATTGCGATTTTAGGACATTAAAATAGTTCGGTGGTCAAGAGCTGCCATTTACGAACCGTGATTAGCATTTGTTTTCCTCTCCTGTGCCAGCTTCTCAGCTCTCACTCTTTCCCATCTATCCGAAGATGATGGATAAAGCCCACTAAAAGGTTCTAAATAGATCCCAGTAGGGGAGATGATACGAGTTGCAATCTCGTCACACTCACTACACTGAACTTCTTTTATGTCAACATCGACGAAGGCTTCAGTGTTATGTGAATTCTTACATTCAAAATCAAACAGTCTTCTAGGCATCTTCAGTTTCATCCTGAAGTTGTTCATAGACTTCACTACTTGATTCTCTTAAAGTCTTAATCCAGTTCATGATGGACAGTTCGCCCTTCCTGAAGTGGAGTTGTTCTGTTGTTTCTATACCACTAATTGTGTTAGTGGATTTCATCATTAGTTCTATGTCTTCGATAAGGTCAGTCCACCCTTGGGTAGCCATCATTCCAAATCTATTCTCATAATACTGCTGTAATTCTTTATTCATTTAACTTTTTCCTTGACAAGGGAGCAAATGTGTGTTAGTGTATAATATATTATAACATACTTTTATTAAAAAGTCAAGCTTTTATTTAACTTTAGATGCCATCTGAATCATAGCAATCCGTTCATTAGACTTGATATCAGCCTCTTTAAGGGCTGTATTAGCCACTTTAAGGATGTTGTCTATAGGGGATACCTGATTCTTAGATTGTGCAGCCACAGCCTTGATTTGAGTCTCTATAGGGATTACCTGAGTCTGTGCTCCAACCTTCTGTGCATTAGCTTGAGCCAAAGCAGCTTCAGCTTGGGTCTTTTGTAGGGTTGCTTCTGCAGTAGCTAAGGCAACATGCTGCATTTGTTGTTGAACTTGCTGAGCTTGTGGGTCAGGTTGACTCATCTTCTGTAACTGAGCAATGATATCGTCTCTGTTAGACAAGCTTGAGGACTGAATAATACCCTGTAGCAATACTGGAGTAATAGGACTTGTAGGTCCAAGGGTCTGCATCAAACCAACTAACTGCTGTTGTTCATATTCACGAGCAACCATACCCATAGTAGACAGAGGAACAAACTTAAAGTCTTTAACTGGATAACGCTCAGGGTCAAACTGCATAAATCTCCAAGCAGCCTTACGGATGAATGGGATTAGGAAGTCTTCTTGGAAGTTGATGAGAGCACGTTTGTTCTTCTTCATCAAACCAGACAAAGCCATAGACATGCCAGCACCTGAAGCTTCTCCACCAGCTACTTGACCTGGCATAGATGAACTATCTAAAGTACCAGTAGCAGCCAACAACATCTGTTGGAAGTTCTGAGCAGTTTGAAAGTTAGCAGGATCAGTAGTGCCAAACTTAAATGGCATCATGATTTCGTTAGGATTTCCGTTAACCAATAGGTTCTTACCTGGACGTACTTCATACTTAGCACCACGTGGCAGACGAGTAGCATCCATAGCCATCATTGGTGAAGTAGTTAAAGCTAAAGAATCTAAGTGGCTACGAATCTGAGCATCAATAGCCTTTTGCATATTGTAGCCCTTCTCAGCAGTACCACGACCCCAGAAACGACCAGGCATAGCATCAGCTTGATAGGAAACAACAGGGCGATCCTTCATCATATAAGGAGAAGCCTCTGCTTTGAGCAAGTATTGATTGTCTGCAATAACAACCACAGCTTCAACCATGTCAGAATAATCATCAGCAGAAGTATTCTCAGGGAATAATTCAACTGCTTTGCTTTCTGATTCTTCTAAGCCTTCCAGCATATCACGTGGAATCAAACCATAGTAACGGATTACTTGGATCTTATCGCTACGTGAAGGTACTGGTTCTTGTGTTTCTTCTAATCTAGTAGAACCATATCCAGGAACTACGTTAACTTTACGATAGATGCCCTTTTCCATGCCTTGAATAATGGTATAGTAGGACATGTATTCTTCAATTGCTACACCTAAAGATGTTTCAACTGTAGTAGCGTTAGGGTCAATTAAGAAGTTACGTGGGTTAACGGGGTTGATAGCAACCATGAACTGCTTTTTCTCTTGTACACCGATAGCTGCCATGCCTGTTCCGTCGATTGGCTGTGTATCAGGAGACATTACTGTCTTCTCTTCTACTACAATCTCACCAATACCTGTACCATACATCTCAGCTAAGAGGATAATGTCATCAATAGACTTCTTAACACGACTGAACTGGAAGTCTTCGTGCATCTGACGACGTACTAATTCAATATCTGCTGGGTTCTGGTCTTGCATGTCATCAGCGATATCAAAGAAATCACCACGACCAAAGACTGCTTCAGCAATCTCAGCTTGTTTAGCTTCAATAGCTTGCTGTAATGCTGGAGTTACTAAGCGACTACGCTCTGATTCACGTCCTTGGTCAGCTAAATCCCAGATACCTCGGAACATACGCTCGTATTCTTCCCAAGTCTTGAGATAGTTAACGTCTCTGTTGTTTCTCCATTCAGTACAATGCGAACTTACGAACTCAATAAGGTCTTGATCTGCTTCTGTTACTGGAGTTTCTTCAAATTGATCCATCTTTTTAGTTGCCATGTTTTAAATACTCGCTTGTGGGATAGAAGATTGTGGAATCTGTGGTGTAAACAAGTCAGCAACTGGTGCTTGTGCTTGCATCGGAGGGGTTAGATTATCTAAATTGATATTGTATGCTTTGTTTGTAGGATTTACATCTACGTTACGCATAGCAGGATTAAGTAAACGCTCTTGTGCTGTCATATCTGCACGTTCTCCAGTCTGTCTTGCAAAGGTTTCCCCTGCAACACGCATGTAATCACCAGCAGAACGCTGATACTCTTGACTTGCTACATCTTTTGCTACGATAATCTTGGATAATTTAGGGTCATTGGCTACAGCATTAAGGAACTTCTTAGCCATGTCTTTGCTTTTGAACTCAGCAGCTAGTGCTTGTTCTGCAGTTTTACCGTCACGAGCTGTCAAACCAGCAATAGCTTCTGCTACTTTGTCTGTAGAGAACCCAAGACCTTTGTGTTGTTTAGCAAACTTTACTGCATCAGGTGTAGAAGTAGCCACTAATTTATCTAGATCAGAAACAACTGATTGAAAGTCTACGTTGTTTTGTAATACGTTTTGGAAGCCTTCACCTTTAGTAAAGAGTTCTTTACCTTGTACAAAGTGTTGTACTTCGTGTAGCATGTTATTCTTAACTTCAGTAGGATTCCATGCAGGAGACTGTCTGTTGAAATAAACTGTATTATTCATTTCATCAAAAGCTGCAAGGCGAGGAGAATTAGCTTCATCTAAGAAACCAATCTTTATGTTTCCAATATCAGGGTAAGCTTTCTTTAATGTCTCTGCATTAAATACTTCATCAAATCCTAGTACTTCTTTTGCTGGCATTGTATTTAAGTTAATACCTTTTTTAACAGTGACGTTCTCATCAGAGATTTCCATCATTGCTTTTCTTGCTACTGGGTCATAGGCAATGCCTGAATCTGCCCACTTTTTCATCCATTCTTGTGCGTCTAATTTAAACCAATCTTTTTGAGCGTCATCTAATGCTTTAGTAGCAGCTCCTTCATCAATCATTCCAGCTTTAGCTAGATTACCAATTCCTTCACTACCTACAAACATCTCTGGTACTGTAGACGGAGTAGCTTTAACATCAAACATTCCACCAGCTTTTAATAATCCTTGTGACTCTAACTGATCAGCTAGAGAAGGTGCTACTGTTCTAAGTAATCCACCGACGATACTCATTCGTAAGAGTCTCCTAAGTTAACTTCAAATGACTTCATGTCGTAGCTGTCAATCTTTTCAGAGTTTGTTTTGCTATCTGGTTCTGGATTTTCGTATCTTTCACGAATCTCTTGTTCATCGCAGGTACGGATAGGAGAACAAGTAATATCAAACTTCTCGCAGTAACCTACTGGATGTTCTTCGATGTCAGCCCACTTAGGAGTCAACGGAAGAGCAGAAGCTTTGAGATCCTTAGCAGGACCATTCATAATGCAATCAGTGATAAAGGAATTATCGTAGTAATGTTCACAGTTTGCACAAAGACGACCTCTAGCTTCGCCAGGACCGATACCCCAGATTACTGCTTTGGCTGCCCAGAACTCATCACTAGGTTCAATTGGGTTTGCAGGACCTAGACCGAATCCTTCGATGGTAGCTAGGTGGTGTTTAATGTTAACTGTATTGCTTTGAATCGCAATAGGGCAATTATCTAGTACTCGAATGTCCATTTAATATCCTGATATAAAATCTAAGGGTTCAACACCCTCGTTATCGTCATCCTCAAAGTACGAGGTTACTGCAAGCTGGTCAATGTAACTTAATGCATCAACCAAGTCATCATGAACTTGACTGGTAGGAAACATCAGGAGCTGGTCTTGGAACTCTTTCCAGTCTTCATCCTCATTGAGGACTACTTTACCATGCTCAAATCGTCCCTGTAATGCCCAGACAATACGTTCAGTTTTTTGTTTACCGCCATGCGTTAAGTCCTGCACAGAAGCGTATACGTTGTTAGATCGCATGAGATCGCTTAGATAGGGCAACACAGCGTTTCTAACTGTTCCTCGCTCCATCCCTACACCCATTGGTTTAAACTCCTTGATGTTCTTTAGGATACGTGCTGCTGCGTCCTTAACATCCCAACGTCCATGCTCAATCTTTTTTATAAACCAAACACCATCATCAGTAACTTTAACTACTGCGATAGCTGATTCATCTAATTTCTTTTGTCTTGTGCTGCTGTAGTTTACGTTAGTAAAGCCAGCTAAGTCGATTGCTATGTACCAAACACCGTTATCTGGTTCTTCACCAAACTTAACCCATTGTTCTTTGAAGAGGTCTGTACCTGCGTTATCAAAGGATGCTTCGTATTCTTGCTTGAAAGAAAAGCTACTTAAAGTCTTCTTAGCCCCTTCAATTTCTTGTGGATCAATGAGAGGATTATCCCTGGTTGTAAAGTGCCAGCTCTTCCACTCCTCATCTTCCTCAGTCTTGCCAAGGTTGTACATATCATAGAACCAGTTTCTTCCTTTAGGAGTTCCAATAAAAAGAGCATTCCCCTTTTTGTCAGACAAACTGGCACGTAGTACCTTTTCCCACGTCTCACTTTTAATATCCGCTACTTCGTCAAGAACCAAAAAAGTAAGACTAACCCCACGCAAAGTGTCAGGGCGATCTGATCCTCGAACATATATCTTAGCTCCATTAATAAGAGTGATATCCATATTATTCACATGACTACTCTGAATAACATCTCTACCTAAATCCATTAATACATCCCAGATAATCTGACGAGCCTGTCCCTGGGTTGGTGCGACATACATAACAGCACTACCTTGTGGGCAACGTAGTCCTTCGACTAATAATGCCACAGCAGATAATCTAGATTTACCGCATCGTCTACCAGCGACAATCACTTTAAATCTAGTTTTATCTTGGAATACTTCTTTTTGCCAAGGTAATAACTCGAAGCTAAGATTCATTATCTACTTCTTCGTAGTCGACAATCTCAGCTTCTATTTCTTCTACTGCATTAACCTTAGTTTCACCTAATCCAGTTATATTAATAGTAACTGCATTACGTTGTCCTTTAGCGTCTTTCTCAAATAGAGACGTAGGTAACATCCTATCCAGACACATCTTAAGACATGCTACTTGGTCCTTGTCAGCATCATCCAAAGCCTTTCGTAGTACAGTATCAATAACCTTTGTACCTGAAGTGGATAATAACCTTGCTTTAAATTCTTGTATTCTTCCTGCATCGCCTACTGGTCTTCCTACTTTGTTTCTTTTCTTCTTGCTCTCCACAATCGACTTAGGAGGACGACCCTTCCTACGAACCTGTGGTGCTAAGACAATCACATTGTCAGAGGACAAATCATCAGACATCTAGAACCTTTTCTTTTCCTGCTATCGCAGAGAATGGATTACCAACAAAAATAATAAACTTCTACACTACTTAGTACTAAGTAGTCTTAAGTTGTCTTTCTCAGGTTTTTTCTTCTTGTTGTTTTTTCAACTTAGCTTCTCTTAGTACAACTATTATACCATAACTTCTAGGATTTGTCAAGCTTTATTTTCATTTAGTCCTTGTAGTAGTCTACTCCTGCGGTAAACCTCACCTTCGTTGCGGGTCTGGGGAGACAAGCTTGCACGTATTCCGCAGTAAATACTTAACAGCCTTTATCATATAGTCTTCTGTAGCTAACTGTAGCTATCTTAAGTAGTTGATTTCATTGAACATATTGTCTAAACATACTGCCTAGTTATTAAGCAGAATTATGCCTATTATTTAAGCATCTTCTTTTTTACTTTTTAGGAGTTTAGGAGTCTATATACGCAGCAATCTGTGGCGCAACCCCCTCCCCCGTTGCTAAATAACAACACTAAGCTGTCAATTAGGGAAACTACCTATTGACATTATAGAGATATGAGGGTATAGTAGTGACCCTTTAGAGACTGCCTAAAAACTAAGCAACTGACTAGACCTAGGGTAAACACCTAGTAAATATATCTTGACATTCTAGAAAACCTGGGGTATACTTGACTCATCAACTAAGGAGGTAATCAAATGGAATTGACATATAGAATTAAATCAGTTTATGGTAATGACTTGATTTATCCAGTTAATGAGACATCTATTAAGTTTGCTAATTTATTGGGCAAGAAAACATTCAGTAAAGTAGATCTTGCAATAATTGGTAATCTAGGTTATACAATAACACAAGTAATTTAACGGAGGGCTTAATTATGTGGCAATTTACAGTTAATAGTAAAGTATTTAAATTCAAGACATTAAAAGAGGCTCGCTTTATGGCACAATTTAATGAAGGCATGACAATTATTAAAAAATCAGAGAAGGTAAAATAAAATGCAAGTACACTTGACAATGAAGAGTAGCAATAGCAAGACTGGCAAAATACCAGTGAGCACAACTAGCAAGCATTCATGCCCTGATACATGCTCATTTAAAAAGGGAGGCTGTTATGCCCTTGATTATCATCTCAATATGCACTGGGATAAGGTTACCAGGGCAGAGAGGGGCACAGACTGGGAGACATTCTGTAAGACTATATCAGGGTTTAAACCCGGGCAATTGTGGAGACACAATCAAGCAGGAGATTTACCAGGGCAAGATAATTTAATTGACATTGTAAAACTAAAAGCATTAGTACAGGCAAACCAGGGTAAAAATGGTTTTACTTATACTCATTACCCTAGAACAGGGCAGAATGCTAAAGCAATTCTACAATCTAACAGTGCAGGGTTTACTATCAACTCAAGTACAGAGAGCATAGCAGAGGCAGATATCTCTTATAATGAGGGTTACCCTACAACTGTAGTATTAGAAGGGCATAGCGAGGCTGTAAGCACCTTTAAAACACCTTCAGGGAATACAGTAGCAATATGCCCTGCACAATTAAAAGACAATGTAACATGTGAGACTTGTGCATTATGTCAAAAGGCAGAGCGTAAAGTAATCGTTGGGTTTATCGCTCATGGGGCAAGCAAGGCAAAAGTAATTAAGATTTTAGCAGTTAAGGGTTAACACCTATAGACAAGTGTAGTATTCTGATATACAATGGACTCATCAACTAAACAAGGGAGCACAATATGTTAGTATTTAATTATGTAAGTAAGAAGGTATTAAAAGAGAGTATTGGCAAACCATTAAACTATATTGAGACCAGCATGTTTGGAGCAGAGTATAAGACTAATGGGGTTTTAACTGGGGCTAATCGTCCTCATATTACAGGGCAAGGCAGAGAATTTTTTGCTAATGTTACAATGCAGGACGGACTAATTAAAGGGGTTAAATAATGGCTAAGTTTATTGTGCAGTGCAGTGAGACAGTGTATTATAGGAAAACAATGGAGGCAGAGAGTGAAGCACAAGTAAGAGAGATGATATACGAAGGGGAATTAGATTGTGATTTTGGAGATATTGATGATAACAGTGGTTTTCAAATAGATTTTATTGAACAAGCTAAAACAATTGGAGAATAAAATGATGGATTCGTATAATGCAGTAGGTTTAGCAGAAGGATTTATTGAGGCAGAGAGTGAAGAGCAAGTGATAGAGGCATGGCAATACCTGCACGATACTAGAATTGGATATGGTTTACAGGGTTGGTTTGGTAGAACACTGGAACAGTTACTTAATGAGGGAGTGATTACACAATGAAGACTCTTACACTAGATTTTTATCAAGATCCAGGGCATGGTTGGGTTAAGATTAAATTAGATAAACTTGCAGAGCTAGGGATTGACCAGGATATATCTTACTTTAGTTATACCAAGGGAGCATATGCTTACTTGGAAGAGGATAGCGACTTAAGCATACTGATTAAGGCTTGTGAAGATCAAGGGATTGTGTTATATTTTAAAGATCATCACACAGATAGGGAGAGTAAGATTAGGAATTATCAGTCATACTATTATGGTAATCCTGAGATGGTTGAAGAGGTAAAATTTATTCGCAGTCATTTTCAATTCATACATGTTGGAGGATAAGATGTTAGATAAATTAGAACAGGCTTATACAGTAGACTTACTAGGCAGGATTACAGAATCAATTGAGATATACCTAGAGGATGATAGACGGGATGGCATAGCTGCTTTACACGCAGAGATTAAAGAGTCTAATAAATTATTGCGTAAGTTTCATAAACGACTTGTTAAACAACACGAAATGGACTGTGGAAAATGAACAGATATAGTGAGGGGTATTACAACGACAGTTACTATGAACCAGATGATGATGAAGACTTTGATGAGGATACAATAGACGAAGGCTTTGAAGAGGATGATGGAGAAGACGATGATGAATAAAGAACATGGTAGCCCTTATGATTTAGGTAGTGCAGATGCATACTACAAACGACCTATTATTATACCTAGAGGCTTTACTAAAGAGCAGGAGATGGAATATTTAACAGGTTACTGGGAGCAAGAGAAGGACGGAGACGTTAAAGACTATGGAGACAATGATGACTGAAGATTTATTTATTAAAGGGCTATTGACTTTTACACTGATTTACTTTACAATACAGGTGGTACTTGCTTACTTTGGTGGATACTTATGAGATGCTATTGCTGCGATAAAGCGTTAAGTGACTTTGAGTCTACTCGAAAGAGTGTTACGACAGGGGACTACTTAGACATGTGTAACAAGTGCTACTCAACAATCAAGGACGAGCTACATGCAGAAGAACGATACGACTTATTTGATGGAGATGAAGAGGAACTGGAGGACGATAATACTTTGTCTAATGATTTGGACTTTGGGGTTGACAGGGATCGCTAAGTATGTTATACTATCTACTAAGTAGTATTAAATAGTCTTAAGTAGTTTTATATTATTATTGTTTTCTATATAGTAAACTAAGAAAGAACTAAGAAGATGAATTTAACTTATGATAAAGATTTAGAAGAGGCACACTACCACTTTGCAGTATCAGAGATTGTCTACTATATTTCACAGTACGGAGTAGACAATGTGATGACAGACATATATGATTACCTGGAGGTACAAAAGAATGGCAGTCGACTCAAAGTTTCTTAAGCATGTAGAGTGTCAGAAGTGTGGGTCTTCAGACGGCAATGCTTTATTCGAGGATGGACATACCTATTGCTTTGTATGTCAGACTTACGAGAACGCACCAAGAGCAGGGCTAGAGGACTTAGAAGGGCTAGGTATCACCAGCTTCAAACAAACTCAACCAGAGGGCTATACACCAGTGCTAGAGGCATTTAAGAATACAGAAGCAGTACATGTAGTAGAACGTGGGATCTCAGCAGCTACTATGCACCACTATGGGGCAGGTTCTGATGGTAAGAATTACTACTTTCCATATTGCGATGCAGCAGGGAAGGTGATTGCAGCTAAGACTCGTGGAGTAGCAGAGAAGACATTCAGTATTCAGGGTGACTGGAAGCATGCTACCTTGTTTGGACAGAGTAAGTTTACTCAGGGTGGCAGGGCTATCACGATTACTGAGGGTGAGTTTGACGCACTTGCAGCATACCAGCTAACAGGGTCTAGGTTTCCAGTGGTATCAGTACGCAACGGAGCACAGGCTGCACTGAAGGATTGTCGAGCCAGCTTTGAATACCTTGATAGCTTTGAGCGTATCACTATCTGCTTTGATAATGATGAGCCAGGTAAGACTGCAGCAAACCAGGTGGCTGAATTGTTTGGCAGCAAAGCATTCATATTTAAACCTAAGCAGGAAGGCTTGAAGGATGCATGTGATTACCTTGCTAAGGGATTGAACAAGGAGTTTATCGATACGTGGTGGGATGCAGAGAAGTATGTACCTGATGGTATTGTCTCAGGCTCTACCTTGTGGGAGTTAGTCAATCAACCAGTAGAGAAGGCTGATGTGATGTATCCCTATATGGGACTAAATGATCTGACATATGGTATTCGTAGCGGAGAATTAGTAACAGTTACTGCAGGATCAGGACTAGGTAAGTCTCAATTCCTGCGTGAGATTGTGTGGCAGATTCTATCTAAGACAGAAGATAACATTGGTCTGATGTTCCTGGAGGAATCAGTAAAGAAAACTGCTAAGAGTTTGATGGCACTGTCTGCTAACAAACCCTTGCACCTACCTGATTGTGAAGTTACTGATGAGGAGTTACGACATGCGTTTGATACTACACTGGGGACTGATAGGCTATATTTGTTTGACCATTTCGGTAGCACTTCTGTTGATAACATTATTAATCGAGTGCGTTTCATGGCTCGTGGTCTCAACTGTAAGTATATCTTCGTTGACCATGTATCAATAATTGTATCAGCTCAGGAGTCTGGCGATGAGCGTAAAGCATTAGATGAGATCATGACTAAGCTACGTATGATGGTGCAAGAGACTGGCATTGCTTTGTTTGTTGTGTCTCATCTTAAGCGTCCTGATTCTAAGGGTCATGAAGAGGGTGCTGCTACGTCATTGGCACAACTGCGTGGGTCAGGCAGTATCGCACAACTAAGTGACATGGTGATAGGTTTAGAGCGTAATGGACAGGCAGCAGACCCAACAGAACGCAACACTACCTACGTCAGGGTACTAAAGAATCGTTTCAGTGGACTAACAGGGCTAGCATGTAGACTGTTGTATTTACGCAACACAGGACGTATGAATGAATTACCACCAGAGGAGGATGCATTATGAACAAGTTAGTTATTGCTATCGTGGCAATGTTGGTGTATAATATTAGTATGGCATGCACAACAACAACAGTTATGGTTAATGGAAAGGTCACAGTATGTACAGTATGTCCAGGAACAGTAGTCTGCAATTGATTACATTAAAGTGGCTAGGGACTACGTTATGTTTGATAGGTATAGCTTTGACTAGCTTTAATATTTATCCTGCTAACATTATCTTTGGCTTAATGGGATCTGCATTGTGGACAATGGCAGGTATCTTGCAACGTGATGCACCTTTGATATTGGTAGAGGGTGTAGCAGTCATGCTGTATATCGGAGGGTTTATTACCTATGTTTATTCGAAGCTGCATTATTATTTTTAGTATGTTAGTAGGTGCTTACATGATGAAGATATATACTGACTTTCAGTTACTAGACTGTCACGACTTTACCACTAAGCATAGTATCTGGAAAGGATTCATGGCAAAGGATCTTCAAGGGGATGTGAGATGTTTTTGGTTAGAGCAAGAGCATCCCAATAGAGTTAGACAAGGAGTACCATTATGAACGCATACGAATTAGCTAATGAATTAGAAAACGATATTCATTGGATTCAAGATGAGCTTGCTAGAAAGTGGGTAGTAGATATGCTACGACAGCAACAAACTGAAATAGAATATTGGATAGAGAAGTTTAATAAAGCTATGGCACTGCAAGAGCAATGAGTTGGAAATGCCCACCACTACACTTATGGAATTGGAATAATTTATGGAAGTGGAAGAAAGAACCTACAGATGAAGATAGTACTGGACATAGAGACGAACAGCAGCCACAACAAGATATGGTTGGTAGTGACCAGAGACATTGAGACAGGAGCATTAGTATCATGGAAACAAGCAAGCGGATTACAAAGGTATTTGGACAGTTGCGATTTGATTATCATGCACAACGGATTAGCCTTCGACAAACCAATACTAGAGAAGACCTGGAGCGTTACGATGAACCAGAACCTAGTGTACGATACGCTCGTGTCAAGTCGCCTATTAAATCCAAGTCTCGAAGGGGGTCATAGTCTTGAAGCATGGGGTAAACGATTAGGTTTTCTAAAGGGTGAGTTCAGTGATTGGGATGGTGGGTTTACTCCAGAGATGGAGCAGTACTGTATCCAAGACACACTAGTAACTCAGAAGTTATATGATGTATTGGTTAATGAATTAAAGTACAACAAATTTGAACAGAGGAGTATAGAACTTGAACACAAAGTCCAAGCGATTATCGCAACGCAAGAACGAAACGGTTTTAAACTGGATGAAAAGAAAGCTACAATCCTTTTATCTGAACTTACAAGTAAGCTGGCTGCTATTGAAGTTGCGATGCAGGGTATTTTCCCAACAAAAACAATTGAGAGAGTCTCAGAAAAAACAGGCAAGAGTCTCAAAGCCAAAGTCGAAGTCTTCAACCCAGGCAGTCGCAAGCAAATCGGGGAACGTCTCATTGAGAAAGGCTGGAAGCCAAGCAAGTTTACAGAAACGGGTCAGCCCATCGTCGACGAAGGGACGCTCGAAGGTTTAGATATACCTGAAGCTAAAGCGATCAATGAATATCTTATGTTGCAAAAGAGGATAGCTCAAATAGAATCGTGGCTCAAGGCATTAGGAGGAGACGGAAGAGTACATGGCAAGGTGATTACAAATGGTGCAGTCACAGGACGTATGACTCACATGTCACCTAACATGGCACAAGTACCCAACAGTGGCAGCCCTTATGGTGAAGACTGCAGGGATCTATGGATTGTAGAGAAAGGATATAAGTTAGTTGGTATTGATGCTTCAGGACTGGAGTTGAGAATGCTGGCTCACTATATGCAAGATGATGCGTACACAAGTGAAGTCGTTTCAGGTGACATCCACACAGCAAACCAAAAAGCTGCTGGACTTGCGGACAGAAACCAAGCGAAGACGTTTATATATGCATTCCTGTATGGTGCAGGGGATGCGAAAATCGGGAAGGTTGTTGGTGCTGGAGCGAAAGAAGGACAAGAGCTTAAGTCTCGTTTTCTGCGGAATACTCCGTCGCTCAAAGAGCTTAGAGAAAAAGTTAGTCGTATCGCTAAGAACTCAGGAACGCTACCAGGTCTTGATGGACGTAGATTACAGGTTAGGTCTGACCACGCAGCACTTAACACACTACTCCAGAGTGCAGGTGCGATTGTTATGAAGCAAGCAGTTGTGTTGTTAGACGAATCACTTAGTAAATTTAATATTGATTACAAGTTTGTAGCTAACGTGCATGACGAATGGCAGATTGAAGTAGAGGAATCATACGCAGATATGGTAGGTAGGATAGGAGTACAGTCGATTGAGAATGCAGGTAAAGTATTAGACATGCGTTGTCCGTTGGGTGGTGAATATAAAATAGGTAACTCATGGAAGGAAACACATTGATGAGCATAATCAAAGAAGCAGCATTAGAAGCACTACGAACAGGCGATTCAGTTGCTTGTGTTCGTCAACAATTATTAGAAGTAGTAAATGAATTACAGGCAATGGAAGTATATCTTAAAGCTATTAAAGAAGTTGGTATGCGTCCATGAAAATAGAACAACTACCTGATGGTGTAGAACCAATGGTAATACTTGGTAACGATAAAGATTATCTTGTTGTATATACATGCTTAGCCAATCAAGAGACTCTTGAATTACTAAAGAGATCAATACAAGTCCTTGAATATGAAGATAAATTAGGTAGTGAAAGCAGTGGACAGTTGCATTAAAATGTGGTATAATATATGTGTAGTAAAACTAAATAGGAGAAATACAAATGGATATAACTAAACCTTTACCGATTCAAGCTGACATTTTCTGGGCTGCTCTTGATGAGCCAAACAAACTCTCAGGAAAATACCAAGTAGACTTGAGTAATCTAAGTAAGGAAGCAGTAAAGACTTTGATGGAGATGGGTATCAATGTACGCAACGATGCTAAGAAACCAGACCAAGGATTCTTTATTACTGCTAAGAGCAAACTTTACCCTATTACTGCAGTAGATGAAACAGGTGGTATTATTAAAGCTAAGGTAGCTAACGGCTCTAAGGCAGTCGCTTTGATTAAACCTTATAAGTATAACTTCCAGGGCAAAGCTGGAGTTGGTGTTGGTGTATCGAAGTTAATTATCAAGGAACTGATTGAGTACAAACCAGAAGGTGTTAACCTTGCTGACTTGGAAGAAGAAGCTCTTTAATGTTTACAGCCCTGATTGATGGGGACATCTTAGTATATCGCATTGGCTTTGCTTCTGAAGAAGAGTCAGAGTCAATAGCGATTGCTAGATGTAGTGAGTTTATTGAAGACATGATACTCTTTAATAACTTTGAATCATACCAGGGATACTTAACTGGCAAGCGTAATTTTAGAAATGAAGTGGCTATTACTGCACCTTATAAAGGGAATAGAAAATCTGCTAAGCCCAAGCACTATGATATACTCAGAGAATACATGCAACATGCCTGGGAATTTGTAATGATTGAAGACCAAGAAGCAGATGATGCTATTGGTATTGCTGCTTATGAGATGACAGAAGGTGAGTATTGTATTTGTTCTATTGATAAAGATTTAGATATGCTCCGAGGAGACCACTATAACTTTGTCAAGAACATATTCTATTACATCACTGAAGAAGAAGGTATTAAAAACTTTTATAAACAAATGCTAATAGGAGATCGAGTTGACAATATCATCGGTATCAAAGGCATTGGACCAGTTAAAGCGGAAAGGCTACTTAAAGAATGCAAAAATCAAAAAGAGATGTATCTTACTGTACTCGAAGCGTACAAGAACGACGACAAGCGAGTCTTGGAGAACGGACAGTTATTGTGGATACGAAGAGAACCAAACCAAATGTGGCAGCCTCCAGTTTAGTAGTCATTGAATGGTTGGATGCATTGGCTCAGGGAGAATGGCACGAACCAAAACGAGAAGACTTGCAATGTAAAACTGCTGGCTTTGTTGTCTACGAAGATGACCAGCAGATTGAATTAGCAGGAACTATCACAGATGGTATGTGTAATAACAGTATCACTATCCCTAAGCAGATGATAGTTAAACGGAAGGCAATTAAACTTGAAACCCCAGTCCGCAAAAGCAAAAGGAAGAAAGTTACAGCAGTGGTGCAGGGATCAGATACTCCTCCGATTCCCTACTCTAACCATTGATGATGTCAGGTCAACAAGCATGGGAGCAGGTGGAGA